AAAAACCACCGAGATCAATGTTAATTTCATGGATTTCAATGGCTGGTGTTTGCAGCAAGGGGCGTGTGCTTCCCCAAACTTTTCCTTCAATGTTCATTGGTCATCCTCATTTACTATAATATTAAAAGCTTTGTAAATAAACTCATTCAACTCTTCGGTATCATCAGGGTTGTATCCAAATGAGAATACAAAATCTCTAACGGATTCCCACGGGACATCTAATTTAGGATTGGTTGTCCACTCATAATAGATTACATTGCCAGACATCAGTCACCTACCTTTATACCACAGTATTTAATTATATATTCTCGTGCCTCTTCTCTTGCACGTTCGCCGCCCTCTTGCTGGAGCGTATCTAAAATCTCACTCATTACCCATGCCTTACGGCGTGAGGCTTTACCCTCTGCCATCAGTTCATCGACCCGGAGTGATGTAGGTGTCGTCGATCCATTGCTCATATTCATTCTCCATGATTAGAATTTCACTCTCAACCCAATGGTTTACCTCGTCTAGTTGTATATCACTAGACACACTACAGTAATGCTCCAGCACTGGAGTTATCCACGGATCATAGACTTCATTAAGATACTTTAAAACTTCTTCTTTACTTTCAAACTTAGTTGTTGTCATGTCAATACCTTCTCTTTTAATTCTATTTCTACAGTCATGTCGTCATCGTGAAAAATCTTATGCTCAATCTCATTACCTTCAATATCGGTAACAGTTACCTTTGTAATAGTATAGGAAGGGTTACGATGGGTATCACATACGATCTTACTAGCCTTAAAACTTGTGGTCTCACTATACATTTCCTTCTCCATTTTCTTATGTATAAGATTTTAAGTTGGCCTCCACAGTAGGACTTGAACCTACAACCTACAGCTTAGAAGGCTGTTGCTCTATCCAGTTGAGCTATGTGGAGTATACACATATCAGTCTTCTTTTGTCAAGTCTTCTAACTTTTTATTCAATAACGATGTAATTACAAACATGGCATCCTCATTGGAAGGTGCATGATGGAACGCTGCATCTATAGCTGCTGCTAATGAACCATAGACTACAACGATAGGGTTCTTACCTTCTGTTAGATTATACTCTATCTCAGCACCAAACAGTTCATAGAAACTGGTGATGTCTCTGCCTCTGGTCTTCCAACCATTATCTGCCATCACTGCCTGTCTCCCATGTTGTATCCCAAGGTATGCCACGCTTTTCAGTACGCCTTAAGATATTTTTCCATTTAGTTAAAGAAATGCGTGAATAGTTTTGTGGGATAGGATAGGTAGCTGACTTAGCTCTTACCCATTTCCATCCTACCTTGGCCTCTATTAGCCTAGCACCTGATCCTATATAGGGTAGCTCATCTTCAAGAAAAACCCAGCCTCTAAACCTTGGCATCTTTTTTCCTTTTTCTGTAAAGAATTAAATTAATAACTGTATTAACCCAGACACCCAGCAACACAGTTGCCTCTACTATTAAAGTGAGCATCTCGACCATTGCTATCGACCCTGACCACGGTATTTTTTGTAGCGGGAACGCCTGTTCTTATTCATAGTTTTACTTGATACCATAGCATGATTACCACCAATACTTGTCTTTTTCTTGGTCGGTTCTATAACTGTATTTGATTTAGATTTTATCATTTATTTTCCTTAGTCTCGAAAACCAATATACTCATCTCCGTCTCGTAGAGTATCTATTAATTCTGATAGTTTTCTTACAGCGTTATCCTCTTCTTCAGTAGAGCCACAGAATCCACAAGCTTCTCCTGTTTTAAGTCCTTTTATTGTTTTAAACATTACTTCGCCGCCCCAACCTTCTCCACCTTCGTTGTGACATACGTGTTTGTATTTCCAATATTTTCTAATCATTTGTTTTCCTTTGGTGTGAGCGGCGGGACTTGAACCCGCAAGCCATAGCTGGCGACAGATTTTAAGTCTGTTGTGTTTACCAATTTCACCACGCTCACTTGTTTGTATTAGTTTCCTTGTCCTACATTGTGAGCCACACGAACAAGGCGAGAGCGATTGTTCTCCACAATCCAGCGAAGACCGCTACGCTTTGATCGAATGGTAGGCTTCACAGATGACTTACCAAACACTGTAATGCTATGGTAAGGCACATCTACACGCCACCCATTACTAATTGAATGGAAACCATAGCCATACTTTGGTGACTTGGCGTTGACACGAGCAGTAAGTTTCACAGTCTTAGACATTTATATTACCCTCTTGATTAAAGAATTTTCCATAATAACCTGAGCAAAAAACTCAGTAGCTTTCTTACCTTCAGCGGTTTTGATACCCGTAACTGATGGCCTATTACTACCATACAATTCGCCATCGGTCAAGTACTCTGGCCCAAAGAAAGATGTTTCCTCATACTTCAAGGGCTTACCAATATTTTCTCTCATATTTTTCTTACTGGGATACAGAAATAACATAGCCATATTACATATCCTTTGTATATTTATACACAACAAATACTACTGCCACTATCACCACAGTAGTAATAACTAATGTAATTACTTTTAGTGTCGTCGCATCATACATATTTTGTTTCCTTATAAAATTTAATTACTGTTGCTTACACATTCTCCGTTAGTTTTTTATATTGATGGTGTCCTTATTGATTGTAAGTTCAGCAAGATAGTCATTCGTTTCAAAATAAAAAACGTCTGCCTCAGTAGTAAACGCATCCTTTACTTTCATAGCTTCTGCTATACGCTCACTAAGTTCCAGAATTTGAAGGGTAGAAAGGTCGTCAGTGCTTTCATACTTCATAGCTATTCTCCGTATAATTCACTAAGCATAACCTCTGGAGTTACATACTCCACAGGCGTTGAGTGGTGTTCAGTTTCACAGGCATCACAGTAATATATATCAGTATTATCTACAGTTAGTATATATTCCATACGTTCTGTCATGCCTTTGCAAACTTTACATATTTTTTCTTTTGTCATAGAGTTTCCCATACATTTAAAGCACCACTTACAGATTTATATTGTATACTTGTACACCCAGCATTAGGCATCCCGAAGTCATCGAGTGGCTCAAAGCCATCGTAGTCTCCCCATATTGTCCCGGCGTAGTACAGTTCGCCGTCAGCATCATACATGCGGAAGTGATCTTCATTTGCTGTGTGTCTTGACTTGTTACGTGGACCTGTAAGTCCATTTTCCATGCCGTTGCAGATGTAGTCCTTGGTGATGATCCAGTTGTATGTGCTGCTCATAGTCTATGCCCTTGCCATTGTCTGATGGATGCCCATGATAGAATTGCTATGCAACCAAGATACATCGTCACCAGCTTCAAAATGCTTCGGATATTTTTCTGCTACTAGATCGCACCAGTTATTCCAAAGTACTTCACTGCCACCGATTTCCTTACACACTGCAAGATACTTTCTTGCTTTGTTAAAGCTAGCGGCGGTCATCTTGCCCTTGTCTTTTCCATTTACTTTAAACGTATTTTCATCCACATCATACTGCTTTAGATTGTGACAGTCAAGGCATCCGGCTTCACCAGTGGTGAGTTGCATGATAAACCCTGCTTTTACCAAGCCAATGCACGGGATACGCTGTAGAGTTATTAGAAACTCTTCTGGATAAATATCTCCAGCCTTGTAACTCTGCACCAAATTGTACAGCCATTCCTTATTTTTCATTACATATTTAATACCTTCTTTCTGTTTGGGCATTAAACTATTGAATGATTTCATACCTTTGTCACGATAATTGTCCATCATATCTGGCAACAGCCAAGTAAAAGTCCTAATGCTAGAGATAACAAACATCGCTGCAATAGCAGTTTGGGTTGAACCTTGATCGACATACTTCTGGATCATTTTATTGTCGCGGTTATACATTAGATTTTCCTTTCACTACAAAACCTTGTTTATTACGTCGAGATAGTTCTTTCTTTGCGTTCTCCAATCGTTGTGTTTCTTCGGCTGTATTAAGCCAAGGGTGCATAGACAAAGCCTTGACCATGTTCTTCAGTTCCCATGTAGGACGTTCACGTTTAAGCATTAGCTTTTCCTTAGACGTTTTCAGTTGAAAATTCTGTGACCGGGGTATCAAACCAACGGTCCCGTTCAATCTTGAGACCCATCGGACCAGTTACACTGGTGAGTTCCGACAGTCTAAAGCTACCCCATTCTCGCTCCATGCCTTCTACAAAGCCAAAGAACAACCAATCACCGTTGCTTTCTTGCTCACCTTCGGTGACATACCAAGACCAATTCGACCAAGGCGTAAAAAACTTAATTACTTTTTTGCCTAAGTCTTTTTCGTTCTGTTTTGTTAGCATTTGCATAGCTTTAACCTTTCCGTGTTTCAATTACGATGGAAGCTACGTACTCAGACTTCGTTCTAGCTGATCGCTCCGCATCTTTCATATAGCATGGCGCACACAATAGCAAGCCGCTATCTTTTACTTTTGCAGCCTCACCACACTGGTCACACTTTGGAAGTCTGGAATCATACATTAGATTTCCTTTTTGCATAGTACTACGTCTTCAATAAAGGCAACGTAGTCTTCATGCACGCTGTAATACTCTAAAACCTTTAGCATAGAATCTATAGGCGCATCTTCATGGTTTGGGTACTTACGAATAAATTCTTGAAAGGCAGCAGCGATAAAATCGCTAACCCATTCTTCATTAATATCTATCTCAACTTTCATATGACTCCACCTTTTTGTTAGAGATATAAATACTTAGCACAAGATATAGCACTTAGCTATACCTTGCACAAAGTATTTAATTTAATTATTTAGCTATGGGCATAGCCGTCTGGCTCAATACCAAGCCACATGCCACAGTAAGGGACCATAAGCGCTCCACAAAAAGACTGGTGACATTCCCTACGCCAATCTAAATATGTAGGCTTTTCGTTATGTCCCCAATCTCTATGATACACACTAAGTAAAGCAACTCGCTGTTCTCTAGTTAATGGTTTCATTTTATTTCCTCACATAGTTTTAATTGCAGATCGTACAGCCATCACGATTAGCTGCACACTAAAGCATAGCAAGATCAAATGCAACCACATGCCTTGTGGTGCTAGACTATACAGCGAGACCAATATTCCTGTGGTTCCTGCTATGGCAGCGCATATTGAGATTAGATTGTTCATTTTATTTCCCTTTGGTTTTCTTATATATAAGATTATTTTGTAATGCGTTGGCTATGTCCGCCTAACATTTGGGAAGCCCTAGCATTTTTGATGGGTACTCTTACGAGACACCATGTCCCATTCACTAAGCGGGGTTCGATACGTACAGCCTTACCATGTCCGCCTTCTGTCTGTCTACCCTTCCCATTTACTGAGAAGATAGACGCACGCTCTAGTTGGTTGGCGTTATACCTAACACCTCGCCCACCTACTGGAACGATACCTCTTACAGCTTGTCCCATTTTATTCTCCAAGGTTTTCTTATATATAAGATTTTTTATTTTATATTTTCTTATATATAAGATTTTTTAGTTCCTATTTTTTTTGTATTTAATTGATATTTAGACACTAGCACGCCTTATTTTATATGTCAAGTGCGTGACTTTTATGTCTTACGCCTTGCCTTACGCCTTGCCTTACGCCTTGCCTTACGCCTTACGCCTTGCGTTTTCTTATACATAAGAAAATGACATAAAAAAAAACCCCCAACAACCGCGAACGATTGCTAGGGGCTTTTGAACTAATCGGCGGAAATCGCGCCGACATTCTGCAGGAACGTAACCTGATCATCTTCGCTTAACTGATTGTAAAAATCAGTAACTAGTTGAACGGTGACAGTCACGGCAATAGGCGCAACGTCTGCGCCTTCGCCTTCGCCTTCGCCAGCTTCGCCTTCGCCCTCTTTGGCAACGGCTGCGGGCTTCTGAAAAGCGTGGAACTTTTGCCAAGTATCGATCTTATTCTCGGCCAGCCATTTGTCAAACGCCTCGGCAAGTTTAGCGAAAGGCGTTCCATCGTCTAGCAGGGCTTTTAATGCGTCCTGATAAACTTTGCGAAACATCGCAGCGCCTTGCTGTTCTGCCCAAGTTTTTGACGGCGCGCTCTCCATAATCTGCGCGACATCAACGGGCACGGCTTTCTTGCCTCGCGTAGGATGTTCGAACCGCATTAGCGAGATTGCTATTGCCTGCGATTTTGCCAGTTCGAACCGCGAAACATTGCCCAATTTTTTGCTGGCAGACGCATTGTCCAAATGGAACTTTACGTCGCTCATGCGCTCCCGCATGTCCGCCTTCAACGTGCCGTTGATAGCTCTGAAGGCGTCCGCCTGATCTGCAACCTGCTTTTCAGTATTCGCACGGGTTGCGGTTTTCGCGGCGGTTTTCTTGTTTGCATTAGTCATTTGGGTAACTCCAATAAATATAGCCACGCTAGCAGGATCGCCCGACAGGGAGGCTAGCGCGGTATTAGTCATATTCACGATGTTAAACAGCAAGCCCCCAACCGTGGGGCTGTATCATCATAGGCATGTAACGGCATAACCTGTCAAATGTTTTTTAAATGCCAATGTGAGCGCGGGTTTTCCGTTTTCTTATACATAAGATTATTCGCGCATATCGCCACAATGCACACGTCCCCGACGATATCACACGGGCCGAAGGTGCGCTCATGGGACCATATGCCGAAACGATATAGGGCAGCCAACGCTTGCCGAGATATAGACAAACCGCGCGTGGCATTTGGGAAGTGCTTTGTCAATACCCCCAAAAGGGTATCTGTTAAAAACGAAAGAATATTGCGCGGCATGGGAAAAACGGCCCCCACGCGGAAAATCTGCGCCCCCGTATACATATATATATATATACCAAAGGGAGGAAAGGGTACCCATAATCTATGGGGCAGTAAAATCTAGTATTTTTTAGCGCGCACTTAATATAAACATTAGACTAATAAACAATACTACTACACTATTAAGATATAAATTAACATTTGTCTAACATTAATATATATGTTATAATAATGTTATGTTAAACATTGAAGATAACTTTCTAGATTCATATATTGACCTACAACACCTTCTTAATCAAGAAGTAAATCTAGAAGCTAACACAGATTTCCTCACATTTGTACGTCTTGTCGCTCCAAGCCTTGTGTCTGGTTGGAAGATGGGTAAACATATTGAACTAATCTCTGAAAAGCTGAAAGATTTAGAGTCTGGAAAAATAAAAAGACTGATGGTCTTCCTTCCACCACGTTCATCAAAGTCTGTTATCTGTTCTAAGTTGTTTCCAGCATGGTATATAGGTAGAAACCCAGAACATGAGATACTGACTGTCTCCCATAGTGACCAATTGTCTAGTGATTTTGGTCGGTCTGTCCGAGATGTGGTTAATACTGAAGAGTTTTCTAAAATATTTCCCGGTGTTGCGCTACGTAGTGACGTTCGTGCAGCAGGTAAGTGGAAAACCACACAGAATGGTACCTACTATGCGGCTGGTGTTAGGTCACAAATTGCTGGGCGTGGTGCTCATGTAGCAATTCTGGATGATGTGATGTCTGAAGAGGACTCATATTCAGATGCAGGTAGAAGATACATCAAAGAATGGTACCCTGCTGGTCTACGTACTCGTATTATGCCCAATGGTGCAATTGTTATTATTAATACGCGCTACCATCATGATGATCTCTGCGGATGGTTGCTACGACAGCAGGAAGACATGGGCGATTATGAGACAATCCCGTGGGAAGTAATTAAGATTCCTGCATGGGTAGACGAAGAAGCAGCAGAACTGCTTGATTTACCAGTGGGTAGTAGTTATTTTCCAGAATGGAAGTCTGATGCGCTATTACGTATTGATGAACACGAGATCAAGGCCAGTAATGGTAGCAGATACTGGAATGCTCTGTATATGCAAGACCCTACCCCAGAAGAAGGTGGGTTAATTAAAAAGAAGTGGATTCAGGAGTGGGAATACGAAGAGCCTCCTACCTGTGAGTTTATTATACAAACGATGGACACTGCTTTTTCTACAAGTAACACGGCTGATTACAGTGTTATCCAGACATGGGGCATATTCTACATGTATGACCAAGATGAAGAAGGGTTAGAGGACTATGCTTCTAACTTAATCTTACTTGGTAATATCAAGGGTAGGTTTGAGTACCCAGAGCTTAGGCGTATTGCACAGAAGCTGTACAATCAGTACAGACCTGATGTCTGCATGATTGAAAAGAAAGCAAGTGGACAGTCTTTGATTCAGGATTTACGTAGATCAGGATTACCCATCATGGAATACATGCCAGATCGGGATAAGGTATCCAGAGTTTATGCAGCCACGCCTATCATGGAAGCAGGGCGGCTATGGCTACCCACCTCTAAGAAATGGGCAGATGATCTAGTGGAAGAGTTAATTCGTTTTCCAAATGCAGCCCATGATGATCAGGTAGATGCATTGACTATGGCAGTACACTACATGCGTGACTCATGGAACCTTGCACATCCTGATGATCCAGATTGGGATGAGCCTGTCAGGGAAAAGAAATCTACCTATTGGACATTTTAAAATAGTGTGCTATAATATAGTGGGTTAGGCGAGGTAACTTTTGTTACAGGGGAATTAAATGTCTTTATTTGAATATGCACAAGAAGTAGTATCCAGAAAACTAGAACGTGAAAAACCTATGCTTACTATTAGCATGGGGATGCAGCCTGTTATGCCTATGGCGCAAGGAGGCGGTCTATCTAGTGTTCAGAACAGTCTGAACATTAATGGTCAGCCACACAGACTGGCCTACATTAATCCTAGTGAAGAAAATTTATTAAAATCACTTGGTGGTAGTGGTAGAAAGATTGATGGTGTCCCAGCTTATTATGATGCCGGTAATGATTCTGATCCTGATAGTGGTGATACTACTGGTCAGAGTTTTGGTGGTCTCGGCCCCGATGATTCTGATCCTGATAGTTCTGATAATACAAATCCGGGTTTTGGTACTCCCGATAGTCCCAGCAGCCCTACCAGCGGATATGGTGATACATTTGATATGAATTCTTTTCCTGATATAAGCCCACCTGATAATCAAAATCTTAACCCTTACTTCCCACCTCCTGATCTTTGGGATAAACGAGACGATCTAAATCGCAGCCCAAATAAGACTGTTTCTGTTAATCCTGTAATAGTAGGTATCGGAGCAATATTAGGTCCTGTTGCTGCTGCTATCGCAAATGCTTTCGGTATAGGCAAAAGTATGAGCTTTGATATTGGCATTCCCGGTACTGGTACAAAAGGCGGCTATGGTGATACAGGTACTGGTAATCAAGGCGGTAGTGGTCAGGACGACGACGATGGTACCGATGATGGTACCGAGGCTGGCGGTGATGACTACATTATTAAAGAAAAAATTGCAGCAGTTAAACAAGTTCCTGTTGAAGAAGTAACAGTAGAAGAAGTTCAACGAGCTAAAAGATTAACTGCTGCACAGCGAGTAACTGGTACACGACTTGAAGATATACTAGATGATATTTATGGTAGCGGCAAAGGTGCAGGGCTACTAGGCATTCCAACAAATAATACAGGAACAGCATAATGGCAACTGAACGTAATCCTTTTGACACGATCCCTGAAGAAGAGGATAATGTAATCCCTCTCATGGAGCAGTCTGAAACAGGAGCAAGCATTGAGATTGATCCTGAAGGTGATGGCGTCATTGTAGATTTTACTGAAGCTGTAGGCATGGAAGCAACTGACGAAGTTGCTGAGTGGTACGGTGATTTAACAGAGACATTAGAAGAAGAAGAACTTCTTAAGATTGGCCGCATGGTCATAGATAATTTTCAAGCAGATAAGGAGTCCCGTTCTGAATGGGAGTCTATGTTTGAACGTGGGTTTGATTTGCTAGGCTTAAAGCTAGAGCAAGGTTCAGAACCTTTTGAGGGCGCATGTACGGCAGTCCACCCACTACTAATTGAGTCGGCTGTTAAGTTTCAGTCGAAGGCTTCACAGGAACTCTTTCCTGCAAGTGGTCCAGTAAAAGCAAATATTCTAGGCAGTGCTACTCCTGAAAAGGAAATGCAAGCTAACCGTGTTCAGAACTTTATGAACTATCAGGTTACTGAGCAGATGCCAGAATACTTTGACGAATTTGAAAGAATGCTTTTCCATCTCCCCTTGATTGGTTCAGCGTTTAAAAAGATTTACTATAGCTCTACACTGAAGCGCCCTGTCTCAGAGTTTATTCCTATTGATCAGTTTTATATTTCTTACTATGCTACTGATCTTAGAAATGCTGACAGGTATACGCATGTAATCTATCGTAGTCCTATAGATATTCAAAAAGATATCAATGCAGGAGTGTATCAGGATGCTGATCTTCCTACTCCTTCTCAATCAGGGATTACTTCTTTTGCAGAAAAGATTGATACTATTCTTGGTTTCAATCCTGATTATGATAATGATCCTCAGTATGTCTTACTGGAACAGCATTGTTATTTAGACATTGAAGATGCTAATGAAGCACTTCCATATATTGTAACTGTTGAGCAGGATTCTCGACAGGTACTAAGTATTCGTAGAAACTATGAGCAAGACGATCCTAACCGTGAGAAGCGGAGTCACTTTGTTCATTACAGGTTTGTTCCCGGTTTTGGTTTCTACGGCCTTGGCTTAATTCATTTCCTTGGAAATCTGACCATGAGTGCGACGGCAGCAATGCGGTCTCTTATAGACGCAGGTCAGTTTGCTAATCTTCCGGGCGGATTTAAAGCTAAGGGTGTCAGGATTGTTGGAGATAATGATCCAATCAGTCCGGGCGAGTTCAAAGAGGTTGAAGCAACGGGTATAGATTTATCAAAGGCTATTGTTCCCCTCCCCTACAAAGAGCCTTCCTCAACCCTATATCAGATGCTACAGTTTGTAGCTTTGACAGGACAAAAGTTTGCAGATAGCACAGAGCAAGTAATTTCTGATGCTGCCTCTTATGGACCCGTTGGCACGACTATGGCGTTGCTTGAAGCCAGTAGTAAGTTTTTCTCGGCTATTCACAAGCGAGTACATAAATCACAGAAGGATGAATTTAGAATCCTTGCCAGTATTAACTATGATTACTTACCTGACGAATATCCATACGATGTCCCTTTTGAGTCGCGTAGTATTTTCCGAAAAGACTTTGATGGTCGTGTAGATATTATCCCTGTATCTGATCCTAACATTCCATCCAATGCCCATCGCATGATGTTGGCTAACATGGCGTTACAGATGGCACAGCAGTCCCCGCCGGGAATGTTTAACCTAGAAGCATTGAATAGAACTATTCTACATGCTGCTAACATGCCTAACCTAGAACAGATACTACCGCCTAAGATTGAGCCTCAAGCTATGGACCCAGTGTCTGATATCATGGCTGCAACAAAGGGTATCCCTATCGGGGCATTTGCTGGTCAGAACCATGATGCACATATCCAGACTAAGATGGCTTACCTTCAAGACCCTATGAACGGCTCTAATCCTATTATGGGTAGGCTCCGTCCTATTCTTGAAGCTAACATTCAGGAACATTCTGTAATGAAGTATCAGGAACAAGTGGCAGGTATGACTCAGCAGTTGATGCAGGAAGCTGGACCAGATGCTGCTCGTAACCCGCAGGTAATCGAAATGATTACAGCACAGGCTGCACAGCAGGTTCTCAATGCTAACATGGCTATGGGCATGGCACAGTCGCCAGAGCAGCAGCTAGTTTCACTTGAACAGGCCAAGGTAGAACTTGAGAAACAAAAACTTCAGAATGATACTGCTATCTCAGCGGCTGACATGGAACTGAAGAATAAGAAACTTGAGCTTGAAGAGAACGATCAGATTATTAGTATGTTGAAAACTAACTCTACTGATAACTTCAAACGAGAGAAAGCCGAACTAGATCGGAATAGTAAGCAAGATATCAAAGCCCTTGAAGCTCTTACACTATTGGCTATTGAAGCTGAAAAGCAGCAAGGTAAAGAAAAAGAAAACACAACTCAAGAAATATTTGAATTTCTTAAACAGTTTCAAGGAGACAACCAATGATGACAAAAGGAAAGGGCTATCACGATCATGTGAAGCCCGATGTTAAAGGTATTACTGACGGATACGTTACACATGTACCGTCTTCTAATCGTGCTACGTTTGGTGATGTAGTAAAGGAAGAGTCCTACGGCCCACACGCAAATCGTAGTGTTCTTGGCGAGTTCGATAAGTCCTCGTTTGAATTTCCCGGTCCTGCTAAACTCAAGTAATGACTATCTGGGATGAATTTGTTCAAACACTAAATGAAGAAATTAATAATCTAAGAGTGTCTCTTGGTAATGGCAGTGCCAGTGACTATGCTGAGTATAAGCAAATGGTAGGCACTCTTGCAGGGTTAGAGTGGTCAAGAGACCGTTTAACTGATATTGTAAAGAAACGTATATACGACGAAGATGAGGAGTAAAATGCAACAAGTAAATTTAGGTAATTCTATTAAAAATGATCTCTGGATTACAGACCCTATTGAACAGCCAGACCCTGATGTACTGCCTTCACTTCCCGGCTTTCATGTTCTAATCCGCCCTGTCTCGGTTAAGTCATTAACCAAGGGTGGTATTATTATTCCAGATTCTACCAAAGAAGATATGTCTTATCTTACAACTATTGGTAAAGTTCTAAGCCTTGGTGATCTTGCATATGGAGATCGGGATAAGTTTCCTAAAGGCGGATGGTGTAAAGAAGGGGACTATGTTTGCTACGGTAAGCATACAGGAACTAAGCTATTTTATAAAGGAGTGCGGCTTATTCTATTGTTTGATGATCAGATCATGCTCCGTGTAGAAAACCCTGCTGATCTTGATCCTACCTTTAATCTTAGTACAGGATCAGCTTAATTTGTAGATATAACAATACTATGCTATAATATACTGATATAATCGTTAAATCGTTTGTTTCGTAAACAACGGGAAAGAAAAAAACAATGATCGAAAAAGAAGAGTGGAGCGAAGTATCTGTTCCTGATAATGCAGAGGAGAATGAAGTTGCGTATGAAATTGAAGAATCTTCTGAACAAGCTATTGCAGTTTCTGCACCTGAAGAAAAAGAAGAAAAAGAAAAAGGTGGGTCAGAGCTAGACGGAGTTGAAACGTCTGGCGCTCAGAAACGTATCCGACAACTCATTCGTCAGCGTAAAGAACGCGACGAACAGATTCACTCCCTCATGCAGAAGAATGAGGAATTAGAAACTAACCTCAAAACAAAGTACTCTGAAGTACAAGAGATTAATAAACTAAGTCTTGATGCTTCAGAAAAGCAGTTAACAGATAAGATTCAGTTAGCTCAGGCAGCTTATTTAGAAGCATTTGAAAATGGCGAGAAGGAGAAACTTCTTCAGGCTCAGACAATGCTAAATGAAGCGCAGGGTGATCTGAAGAATGTTTCCAGTGCTAAACGTAATTATGAAGCTGCTCCAGTAGAACAGCCAGTGCAACGGCAAGTTGCTCCTAGACCTGCGGCCAATGATCCCAAGGCAGAAGAGTGGGCATCAGAGAATGATTGGTTTGGTACTAATAATGTTATGACCGCAGCGGCACTAGCTATTGATGCGGAACTAAAGAATGAAGGTTACGATCCAAATGATAATGAATTTTATCAGGAGATTAGTAACAGAATGAAGCAATCTTTTCCTCAACAGTTTGGGGAAGATATTCAACGTGTGCAGGACAGTACGTCAAGTCCTGCTCAAGTGGTTTCGGGGGGATCGCGTTCCTCCTCATCCAGTTCTAGAAAAGTTAAGTTATCTCAAGAAGATATCCGACTAGCACAGAAATGGAATATTCCACTTGAAAGATATGCTGCCGAAAAGCTCAAAGTAAATGGGCTTGACGGTGAATACACAAATATTAAATAGAAGCGCGGAGAATTATTATGACACGAAATGAAACACGTAGTAGTCAACTTAGAGAGAATAACACACAGGAAGAAGAATGGACCTTTGAAGAGCCTAACGCCTTAGCTATTCCAGATCATGTACAAGCACGATTTGATAGTGAAGGAATGGCTTTACGTTGGATACGCATCTCCATCAAAGGCACAGACGACATCTCAAATGTAGGTAAGAAGCTACAAGAGGGATGGGTTTTCGTAACTCCTGATGAAGTTCCTGAAATGTCGATTACATCCTTCGTAAGGGAAGACGGTCGTTACCAAGGCACAGTCTGTCGTGGAGACTTGGCATTAGCAAAAATGCCAGCGGGTAAGGTATCGGCCAAACGGAAATTCTACGAGAACAAGTCTGATAATATGATGCAAGCCGTAAACGCTCAACTTATGAACAGTTCTGATTCTCGTATGCCAATTTCCAACAATAGTAAAACCACAGTAACGAAAGGGCGACGACCCGATTTTCAGGGTTAGCGTCTTTAACTTTAAGGAGATGACACATGTCTACTACTAAAGCATTTCGTGGTTTTGTCCCTGCTCGTAAGAGAGGCGGCGCTTATAATAATGAGGCCGTCACCGATATGATTACGCTTACCTCAACGGGTCAGGCGCAGTCACCTAGTAACAACATTTTTACAGGCGATCCTGTCGTGCTTCCGGGCGCGAACTTTGCAACGATCTCGCCGTTTATTGCCGGTACCTTGAAGCCCTCGGGCGTTTTCATGGGCTGTCAGTATGTTGAAAATGGAGAACAGAAGTTCTCTCGTTATTGGAATGGTGGGACATCCGCCACAGATATTAAATTCTTTGTTATTACTGATCCGTCGCAAACTTACTACATTCAGTGTTCTTTGACGCTTTCTGCTGCTGAAGCAGCGATTGCTAAGAACTACACTGTTACAGTTAGTTCTACCGCTAGTTCGGGCAGCACGGTAACTGGGCAGTCCAGCTATTACCTGATGGCTAGTTCTGGTGCTGAAACCGAGCTTGCTGCTCGTGTTGTTGGCCGCGCTCAGTATCCTGACGAAGGTAACAATGACGCTTATCCAATTGTCGAAGTTTGGCTTAACACCCATCGGGATCGTTATGTCACTGCTACGGCTTCAACGGCTTAATAGGGAGGATTAATCATGGCTATTAATAGAGCTAGTATTTCAAAAGAACTCCTTCCGGGCCTGAATGCCGTATTTGGAATGGAGTATGGAGAGGTTAATAACGAACACGAACCTCTTTTTGATATTGAGAATTCTGATCGTGCATTCGAGGAAGAAGTTCTCTTCACTGGTTTCGGTTCTGCGCCGACCAAGGGTGACGGTGCTGCTGTCTCCTATGACGACGCTCAGGAAAGTTACACTGCCCGTTATACGGCTGAAACTATTGCACTTGCTTTCGCGGTTACGGAAGAAGCAATGGAAGACAATCTGTATGACACGTTTGCCAAGCTTCGTGCTCGCGGTCTTGCGCGTGCGATGGCGAATACCAAGCAGGTCAAGGCTGCTGCGCTCTTCAATAATGGTTTCTCGACCACTATTGGTGACGGTGCTGCGTTCTTCTCTGCTGCTCATCCGACCATCTCTGCTGGTAATCAGTCCAACCTTCTTGGTGCTGCCGATCTTTCGGAAGCCACTCTTGAGGCGGCTCTGACTGCTATTCAGAAGATTGAAGATGATCGTGGTATTCTTATTGGTGCCAGCGCGGTTTCGCTGCATGTTCCCGTTGATTCGTGGGCCATTGCAGATCGCGTTCTAAGCAGCCCCGGTAACACTCAGACGAGTGCTGCACAGGCTAACCCAAATAACAACGCTATTAACGCGACTCGTCACTTGGGTATGGTTCCTGAAGGCTACTACATCAATCGTCGGTTTACCGACACTGATGCGTGGTTTGTCAAGACGGATGTTCCGAACGGCACTAAGATGTTTGTTCGTACTCCGCTTCAGACGAAGATGGAACCTGACTTCGATACTGGAAACATCCGATTTAAGGCTCGGGAGCGTTATAGCTTCGGTGTCTCTGATTGGCGTGGCTTCTTCGGTAGCGCAGGTTAATTAAGATAGAAGGAGAGAGCGGCTAAATGTTGCTTTCTCCTTCGACTCTTTATTTATAAAGGAATTAAATATGGGTACAAATATTAAAGTTGCTCAAAATGTAAGTAGCGACGGTGCTATTATTACTGGCTTCAGATATGTAGACAGTAATTTAACTGTTGGAGCAAACGGTGGTGGACCAGTTCCTCAGACAACTCGTGTTATGGCTATCCATACTTACTCAACTATTGCCGGTGAAGTTGTAATTACTGGTGCAAATCAGATTACTAATAAAACTGCCAAGGGTACGGCTATTCGATATCGTGTTGGTGCTTTAGATTCTAACGATATGTATATTGGAGATATGGGTGTTGGTGTTTATGGTGTACTCAGTGTAGCGACATCAGGTACTGCTGCTATGGCTCCTACGATTACATTATATGTAGGCTGATATGCCTTCTTATTCTTATCTGAAGACTGACATTATTAATACAACTGAGAATGATTCGACTGAGTTTGCGGATCAAATTCCTAAGTTGATTGAAAAAACAGAACTACGTCTTACTAAAGATTTAGACGATGTTGGTTTAGATGAGTATACCGCTATTTCATATGTAGCGACTAATGCCAGTATTGCACTTAATGATCGAGTGCGTATTGTTCGTAATGTAAATTACACCACAAGTGTCAGTGTAACTGGAGTTCCAGCCTCTTCAAAGGTAAACTTGTTACTAAGAACTTATGAGTATGCTACAGACTACTGGCCTATTGCTACATCTACAGGAACTCCCCGTTACTATTCACGGAAAACGAATGGATCAATTTACATCGTACCAACACCTACATCAACTTTGTCAGGTATTGTTCAAACAGCGTCACGGCCTTTAGCTCTTGCTTCGGCAACAGGTACAAGTGTGACGGTTTCAAACTATTACAGTGAGTATTGCTATAATGCTTTGTTCTATGGTTGTATGTTAGAAGCCACTATGTACATGAAAGACTGGGCTACTCTCCCAGTTTGGCAGGGACAGTATGATAACGCAATTACATCACTTCGTAATCAAGCACGTAGAACTAGACAAGACGATATGGAAATCGCTGCTAGTCCTGCTGGCGGACCCGACACAATTATACAAGGAACAAGCTAATGCTACCAACAACAAAGAAAACTAACAGTAAAAAGAAAAATAAAGATAATAAAGGTAAAGGCTTTCGCTTTATGGGAGTTGATTTTGGCAAAGATAGAACTAAGGGTAAAGTAGAAGCTAAAGGCGGTGGTCGTTTAACTGATAAAAATAACTCAGCTATT